AGCTCTTTTAATAGTTGTGCGCGTGAGATAGCCATTTATATGCTCCTATTAGGCTGCAGTAGCTACACCAGTAGCGCTGTAGTAAGTGTGGGTACCAAAGTTAAATTTAACGATAACTTCAGTATAAGAACCCGATGCATTGGTTGTTTCTGGAATTACGTCAACGATACGCATTGGTAAAGTTGAAGTACTAGCTGTAGTAGCTGAAACAGATGCTAAAGAGTCGCCTGTGGTTGTGCTGCCTGCAGTCAAGATTAAAGCTGTATTTTGACCAACTGCTGCACGTGTTACACCAGAGATTGTTGATGTACCAGCAGCGGTTACAGCAACTTTGAACAATGCATCTGGATCATCCAAAACAAAAGCTTGAATGTCAGAAGCCACTGTGCTAGCTGGGTAATACTGTTGTTGCAACAATTGCTTGGTTGTTGGGTTTGTGAACTGACAACCCAAGAAAATACCAACTGCGTCGGTTGCGGTAGCTGTGGTTGAAACTTTGCTTAATGTACCACCTGTGTTTAGACGTACGACATCACCGTAAAAAATCGATGTGCCAGAGCCTGAAGCGATAGGGATTAAACGAGTTGAACCAGCAAATACCTGACCACCAATCAAATTGATTGGCTGAAACCCATAAGGGCCTGCTACGGTAGGATAAGCCATTTATAACTCCTAGTTAATTTAAGAACCATTACCAAAGCTAGTCGTGGATTTTCTCTCATTAAAGAGTGGCATCCGTGGATCGCTTTGGCGCATTAAGTTATTATCTACAGCTTCCGTTTGATTTTGTGACTGTTTCTGGAAATAAGCATTCCGTTGTTGCACAAACTCGACTGGAGTCTTACAGAGTAATAACCCGCCAATCTCAATATTGTCTTTAAAACGACTATTGGGATCAGCTAACAGTTGAAATTTTGGTTGCTCTTCTATGCGAACGGGTTCCCAGCCCTCTCTCATTTTTGCAGAAAGATTACGGGGGTCAGCTGCGTTTAAAGTAGAAACTCGGATCCATCTATAAGCAAAACCCTCTTGCTTATCCGGTTCAGGGAGAAGCTCTGGTAACTGCCACTGTTTAGGGCGTTCATCAGTTTGACGGGTGCTTACTTCACGGGGAACTCTATTTGTATTAGCCATTTTGGGACTCCAATTTAGTTAATTCCATAGCATATTGCTCTGGAGAAAGGTTAAGTTTCTTTGTCAAAGCTAACTGCGTCTGCGTTAGTTTGATCTTTTTTGAAGATGTAGAACGAGTTGCAGATGCTACTACCGTGCTGGATTTTTTTTCAGATTTCTCAGAAGCTCTAACTTCTGGAACTTCCTCAAATTTCTCAGGGAAGCGTTTTCGCACCTCGGTATCAATGACGTTCCAGTAATGATCGGAGCCTAGTGGGACTCCTTCTTTTTCTAGTCGTCTATGAACTCCTGATGCAAGGAATGTCATGTCATCGTCTTCACCATACCACTTGTTTTTGTCAAGCCACGATTGGGTTTTTGAGTCCAATCTCTGGGGTTGGTGTTGCGGTGTAGATATTTTTACATTATCTTGCTCAGATTGTAAAGCATTTTCTTCATATTGTGGTTGATAGCGTTCTAATTCCTTGGATTTAAACTTAACTTCCGTCAAACGCTCCTGTGCATCGGTCATTCTGTCTGAATCTCCAGACTCATAAGCCTCTTTGAGCTCCCGTTTTGCCATTTCTAGCTCACGAGTAATACCTTCTTTGGCAGTATTGACGTAAACTTTCTCTCCATCGGACAAACGCCCTTTAAGTTTCTTGTTTTCTTCAATAATGAGGTTGGCTACACGAATTGCTTCATTATGCTCACGCTGGGCGGCTTCTTTTGCCCTGCGTTCGTCATGCATTAGCTTTTTCATCTGCATCAAACGCTCTTTTGCCTCATTAGAATAGGCTTCTAAGTCATCATTTTCGACTTCATCGGCAATTTCTTTGGGCAAAGGAGCGGCATTTATACGATCTTCCATTGGAACATCGTCTTCAATCTCAATTTCTATCTTTTGCTCAGGTTCATTTTCAACTTCGTCTGGAAATTTGTATTCTTCTTCTTTGAATTGGGCCATGTTTTTCTCCTTATGCACGAGTAATTCCACGTGGGTCTTGAACAATACCCTCGACAGAATCATCATTAATTATGCGGAACTCCCTACCGTGAATTTTCAGTCTAGTACCCGAATTTGGTCGGGCTAAAATGAAATCTCCGACCTTACACCAAGGTCCATTAGGGAAGCGATTTGGGTCTTTATAACAATCTGGCCCCATTTTTATAACAAAAAATACAGTAGAAAGCACTTCTTCGTAATGCATAGTGGTATCCGCTTTGAGAATACCGCTTTCATATTCCTTTTCAACTTCTGGAATAGCTACCAAAATACGGTATCCAGAAGGTTCTGGGAGTGCTTTTGCTTTTTCTTCGTTACTTGCTGCAAAGTTTACTGCGCCTACTATCTGTGGCTGATCGGGATTTGAGCCGATCAGGATAGTTGTTTCACTCATCCGAGTTCTCCAAGTTTTTTTTCAGGTCTGTTATGTATAAACGTGCAGTAAGAAGACCTGTAATCTCCCCACACATTCTTTGGTATTCAGCATAGTCTTTGGCTACGCCAGTACCGAGGGACTCTTCTAAAGCCCCCACCTTCTCACCTACCTGTTTGAGGAGATGATCTAGTATTTTTTCGTTCATTTATTTTCTTTCTTGTTGTGTTTAAGTAAATCAACTGCCATGCGGGTTTTTTCAGATTGAATTCTGGCCTTATCCGCTCCGACTTGTGCGCCAATTCGTAATCCTTCCATCCGTTGTTTGGCTTCCAAGTCAGCTTTATCTTTGGCGGTTTTTGCGCCAACTTGCATTCCTGCAATTTCTTTTTGCGCTGCAATACGTTGTTTTTCAATTTCCAATTGGTCAGCTTTGGCAGCAGCATCCATCGCCATCTTCTTCTCTTTGATTGAAATTTCTTGGGCTTTGAGTTGCAGTTCTTTCATTTGCATTTGAATTACTGGATCTTGAGCAGCTTGTTGTGCTTGCTGTGCCGCAATCTCAGTCTTATTCTGATTCAGAAGTTGTTGTGCCACAGGAACAGCCATACGGGAAATTTGCATTTCCATTTCTTTAGACATGTGGTTTTCGCTGTCATCATCATCGTAAGGAATCTGAATGCCCATTGCTTCTTCCATTTGGCGTTTATATTCCATGCCGACGTGTTCTGTTATATGAGCTTGCATGGCTTGCAACATCATTGGTGCCTGTGGATTTTGACCAATAACCATTTTAATTTTTGGATCATTCATAGCCGCCATGTGAATCTTAATGTGCGCTTCGTGGTCCTGATATGAAAATGCTCTAAGTGGTTTATTCTTTAGCACATTCATATTTTCAGTAATTGGATCGCAAGGCTTATCATCTTCTGGTAATGGAACCAGCTTTTGAGCATTCTTAATACCAATTACTGATAACATTTGGCGGTGCAAGAACGGCAAGTTATACAACTGAGGAGCTGTCTGTGATAATTGCAAAACCGCTTGGTACTGAACCACTTTTTGGCTCATTGTAGCGGCATTAGGATCGCTTACCGGAATAATATTTACTGCATCGTAATCCGATTTCTTAGCTTTACGGCTACCTTCTTGAGGTTGATAGCTATATTCTTCAGGGGCATTAGAGGCAATAATTTCTTTTAATAATCTAAACTCTTGCTTCATTGAATAATGAATACGAGCTTGAATGGCGCTCATTACTTTAAGGGTGCGCTCTAAGATTGCCAGCGTAGTCCCAACTGGTGAGTTAGCAGACATATCAGCAACTTTTAAATCGCCAGCAGAAGCAAACCTTCTACCATCTTCAATAATTTGATTTAACAAAGTAATCAAGGTTTGGCTTGGTTCCTTGTAAGGAAGCGGCATAATGTTGTCTTTCATCGCTCCAGAAGGAACATCAACATCACGGAATTCGCCAGGTGCTATCGGTGTATCATCCCCTTTGACTCGCAAACCACGAGTCTTAAACCCTCCAGGCAAGTTGGCAAGTGACCCTGCATCAACCAGCTGCCGAAGTATTGAAGTGCCAGATTTAGCAAAAGCACCGAGAAGATGGACAATACCAAAACAGTAAAAACCAAAACCAGGAATATAACCATAGTGGACGAAGTGTTGTCTCTTTTCATGCTTTTTGTCTCCCTCTCTCCAGTTTCTTCTAATTGAAAGCACAGTTCCCGTATTCTTTTCAATTGATACAACGTAAGGCAAAGCGATACCAGTAGGTTTGCCAGATTCATCTTTATGCTCATAACCTTCTAAGTCGAGGTCAACGTGCATTTCCAAAATCTTAAATCGATCATCTGTAGTTGCTCTAAAGCCTAGCTTTTCTGCAATTTTCTTTTCTACTTCATCCAAAGTATTAATCGGATCGCCCAACTCAATATCACGGTAAAAACCTGATACCTGAAGTTTGCGCATTTCATTTTCTGTTTTACGCATGACATGGGTGATGCGCTCTGCGGTTTGAAGGTTAGATGCGCCATAAGGAACTACAAGATCATCAGCTTGAACGTACATGGATACTTGACGGCCTAACTGTCCATCTTCGTAAACTTTTTTAAATCCATTGCCTGACAACCCCATGCCCCATAACATTCTTTCATGTTCAGGTCGGAATTCTGTCATCACATCTGTAATTTCGTAGTTCATGTCCTCTTCAACACGAGTAGCAGAATCTTTCTTTTCTGGAGTTTCTTTACCAATAATCTGTGTCCTTACAGGACCAGAGGCTGGGAAAGTTTCCATAATTGTTTCTGCCTGGAACTTGACTACTGCCTCAGCAAGAATTGGGTGGTAAACACCACAAGCGCCTTCCCAAGGCTCACTTCTTTCTTCAATTTTTAAACCCAATAGCTCTAATCCATCTACATAAGTCTGAATCCAGTCTTTTCTAGAATCTACGTCAGACGTAAAATCTTCTACTAATTCAGAGCCAAGGGTAGCCAATACGGAGTCTGGAATATTCTCTGCAAGATTTTCATGAAAGTCATCTTCTTGAATATCTACGATATCTACTTCCATTTCGTCTTCTGGAACAATTTCAATCTCGACATCTGGGCCATTAATGGCTGCTAAACCTTGTGGTGCTTCATATAGAGCTTTATCTATTGACATACTTTTCCTTTTAGTAGTAGGCTACCTTGCGCCTAAATTGTCTTGGTTCATCGGGTTCATCTGATGGAAGAGGAATAAATCCTCCCTTGCGAAATCTTAATAAGGCTTGAGTCGTGGAGTCCACCAAGTCGTCGTGGTCAGAATTGGGGAATGCCGCTAATTCTTCAATGACTTCTTCGGCCCATCTTTTACGAGGTGCCCAGACTTTACCTGACGCGAATAAATCGGAGACAGCATTTACCCTAGAAATTTTATCATTTCCACGGGTCGGTGTATATTCTTGCACAGGCACACCCATGCGTCTTAATTCAAAAACCAACGGCGCTCCTGATGCTTTAGCCTCTACTATACACGCATCTGGCTCCCATTCACGATACATTTCCATTGCTCGTTCTTTTAATTGTGGGAATTCAAGTCGCTCTTTAAGTGCATCGAGCAAAATAATATGGGGATCGCTTTCGTTTTCATTCATATAAAACACACCCCAAGTCGTACAGGCTGAGTAATCTGAGCGTTCATTTTTAGTAAATGCAGTATCCCAAGACTGAATCACAAAATTGCATAATGGCGGTCTTTCGTTTTCCCATTCTTTCCACCACTCTCGTTTTACAATTGCGCCTTCTTCGCTAGTAGGATCTTGCTGATATTGAGCTTGCCATTTAGGAAGTGGCAATTCTTCCCGAAGTGCGGATAATTCTTCTAAACTCCAGAATTCTGGCCATAAAGGTCTGCCGGTTTCTAAAATTGCAGGCAAACTTATCATATCCCAGACTTCACCATCTCGGTCAATAATAGATTGGCAAATTTTACCCGTGAGATCTCTTTTAGCCCAGCGGGTCATTACGACTACAATTGATCCACCCGGCTGCAGACGTTGACGAGGGCCTGACGTATACCATTCAAAGACCTTATCAAATACACTAGGATCTCCTGCTGCCAGTGCTGCTTCTTGCTCGGAATGAGGGTCATCAATAATGAGCAAATCAGCACCTTTACCAGTAACAGTGCCGCCAACACCAATAGCAAAATAATCTCCATTAGCATTTGTAGCCCATCGCCCAGCAGCTTTAGAGTCTGATCGCAAAGCGACATTAGGGAATATTTTGGCATAAGCCTCCGAATCAACTAAGTTACGAACCTTTCGTCCAAACCCAACAGCTAGTTCAGCCGTGTTAGAACATTGAATAATCTTTTTATTTGGGAACCGACCAAGATACCAAGCAGGAAGCAGATAACTAGCAAACTCGGATTTTGTGTGGCGTGGCGGCATATTGATGATAAGGCGTTTGGATTTACCATTGGCTATGTCCTCAAATTTTTGAGCCATCAAAGCATGATGGCGGCCATAAATAAATCCTGGCCATACAGATTTTACAAAAGCCAAAAAATCATCCTGGCCAGCTTCTCTTGTTTCAGCGTTCCCAAAAGACTCGGCTAAAGGCAAAAGTGGCTTTTGGTCTTCCTCAGGAAGAAGCTTTAATAACTCTAATAGAATTTCCTCTTGGGTCATTCTATATCCCTAATTCTAATATACGCTGGACGAATAGACCTAGCTTTTCCAGCCACCCCTTTGCAAATCCCAATTTCAATTAACGATTTCATTTTGCGAGCCACATTCCCTCGACCTTTGTCGCCAGACTGGTACATGATGTCATCTATAGTTGGACCAAAACCGTACATTTTCCACCACTCGTCCACAATCAAATAAATTTTTTTTTGGGCGGGAGTCATTTGCCGCAGTCCTCTACATTCCGAAGTCGCTCCATCAACTTCTCAGTATGAATCTGGGAGCTAACTTTTAAACCTTCTAATTGCTGGACAGTTAAACGCTTTTCTAAAAGCAGTCTTTTTAATAACCCAGTAGCCTTATCTATATCTCTTTGAATAGCGTAGATACTTCTCATTTCTTTAACTTTCTACAAATCTGTTTAACATCTAGTGGGTAGTCAGGGCTAATCATAGAGCATTGATATACTTTTGACTCACCTAAAGTATATTGCACAGCGCTATACACTACCAAGCCAAATAAAAGTGTTATAAATATCATTAAGATATCTAATACTTCTAAGACGTTAAAATTTTTTGTAAAGTTTTTTCCCATGATTGTAAAGTTTTTATAAGGGGGGTGTTTCGTTAGGAGACTTTAAATCCGCCAATAGGGAATTAATATCCCCCTCCCCCTGTGATTCTATGTTAGGGTTTTCCCTAATACAATCGTAAGTGTTTGATTCTAAAGGTTTTGTAACTATAACATCTGTTATAGTTGATACCCCGTCTGTTATGGGGGACCCAGAATCGGTAAGGGGGGGTGTCTGAATGTGTGGAATACTATGCAAACCCTCACCATCAGAATCAGTCAAATTTAGGGGGGTCGGGGTGGGTGGGGTCTCTAAGTCGTTGATTTCATTGGGGATGGCATCGATAACGATAGGACTATTAAGCTCTCTAAGTAGTGATTCTGCCTTGCGTTTTGCCTCGTCATTGAGTGATCGGCTAGAGGTGAATGCTAAGCGTAAGCCATCTAATAGTTTAGCTTTAAGGTCTGTCGATGAGTGTAGATGTAAGTGTGTCTTGGTCTCATTGAATAAACTGACCTCATGTAGTTTACCGATTAACTCTATTGCCTTTAGCTTATTGGCTGTCTTCTCGTCTTCTGTCGTGGTGATCTCTACGAGTTTTTGAATGGCTAGGGCTCTCATTTGGTCGGGTAAAAGATATTCCCTTGCCTCATTCGCTAGTCTAAAGGCATCTATCATGCTGGATATTTTAGGGTCTCGTGCTAGTTTACTTCCCTCAACTGCTTGGGTGGTTGGTTTACCCTTGCTGTCGTAGCTCTCTCTGTATGCTTGTGCCTTTGGCATTCCGTCAGCTACCTTCTTTGCAAATGCCTTCTGCTTGCCTGTAAGTTTGATTCCGTGGCTACTTGTCGCACCTAATAGGACTGTCTCTATTGGGACTTGCTTTAGCCCTTCTTTAATCTGCGCTCTAGTTAGTTTGGGAGTTTTCATAGGTATCTAATAGGTATTTTCATACCCTCAAGTATAGGACGGATCAATACACTTTGATAAACAAGTCACTAAAAAGATAACTGGGATCTACTCTCTCTAGTATCTCTCTATTGGATAAGTCTTTACCCTGTTTCCCTTCGGGATTGCTTGCCCGCTTTTAAGGTCTTCCCGCTTACTACTGTATATCCATACATTAGTGAATGTCCTAGTATAGATTTCTTAAAATGATCCGTAATAGGTGATAGTATTACGCAATACATGAAATGAATTCAATTCGTGTATTGATTGTTTAACTAACTGCTAGGAGTATTAAAAATGGGAAATAGAGCCGTTATCGGGTTTGAGGGTAAAAAAACTGGTATTTACTTGCATTGGAATGGTGGAGAGGAGAGCGTAAAAGCATTCCTAGATTGTGCCAAGTCTCTAGGGGTTCGGGATCCAGTCTCGGATAGTTATGGAGTCGCTAGACTTACGCAAATTATCGGAAATTTTTTCGGGGGTTCTCTGTCTCTTGGCATAGGGGATATTGATAGCCTAGACTGCGACAATGGAAACAACGGGACTTATATAGTCGGGAAGGGTTGGGAGATCGTGGAAAGACGCTACCAGCACGAAAAGGGAGAATTTAACGGGGATGAGTATAGGAAGTGTTTAGCGTATTGTATTGAGCGCAATAAGCCCTATTTTGCCCGTGACTAACATACTGACGAGTCTATAAGGACGAAACAGACGAGAGTCTGTCTATGTTTAACTGCTAGGAGTTTATAAAATGTTTCCTAAATTAGATTATCTTTTTAATATTGGTCTGGTCGTGTGCCTTGCCTATGTTGTTTTATTTGTTTGTAATGCCTTTTTTCGCTTTGCCGTTATCTCGTTGGGGGTTTAATCATGACTACTGACAATTTGCGTAATAGAATTTGGGACGCTAAATACGGCAAGATTGAAAACACCATTTTAAGCGATCAGGAAAAAGCCGAGATTCTCGCTATGGTCGGGAATAGATGCAGAGCAGAGACTAAGCGAAAACTGGAAAGGCGCTTAGATCTTCCCTTGTCCTTGTGGGATTCATTCGGGATATATGACAGGGTCAAATTTAGGAATGGTAGGGTCGATTACATAACGGGACAGGATTACACCTACGAGATGCGAACCCTTCGGGAATGTATCCTTAACCACTAAGCACGAGGCAATTTGGAACCTACAACATAAAGATTAACTGATGAGGGCTAATTGCCCGAAACAGTCGAGAGACTGTCTTAATCAACTGCTAGGAGATTGAAAAATGAGTTTAATTGAATATAGAGTAAGTTTGCACGAGGATAAAGGAGATAAATTTATCCTTTATTTTGATTGTTGGGCAGAAGATCAAGACCATGCAGACGAGCAAGCAATAAATGCTTATCCCAATGGAGAAGTAATCAATTCAATTATTAAGGGGGAATTATGAGAGTTATAGAAAAAGAGGTTTTTACCTATGAGGAGTTATCCGATAGTGCCAAGCATGAGGCAAAACAATGGTGGGTAGGTAATGGGGTCGAATACTGTTGGTGGGATGATTCTAAGTCCTCAATTGAGGCATTTTGCAAGCATTTTGGAGTCAAGATTATTAACTATGACATTGGAGCATTTTCTTATTCTTGGATGAAAACCAATGCAGATAATAGCCATTTTAGAGGGCTAAAACTTAAAGATTTTGATCCCGATCATATGCCTACGGGCTATTATTTAGATTCTACTTTGTGGAGTGCCTTTTACAAGGGTTGGAAATTCACGGGATCCCCATTGACTGCTTTTAATGATGCCATTGATGAGGCTATTCAGGACATCCGAGCAGATTGGGAATATCAACATAGCGATGAGGCAGTAGAAGAAATGCTCATCATCAATGAATACGAGTTTACCGAGGATGGAAAGCGATATATTTAGCACTTAACACGAGGCAAACTGATGAGACTTTAAGAGTCGAAACCCTGAGAAGGGTCTTTGTCTAACTGCTAGGAGTATTAAAAATGAATAATTTTTATGAAATTAACAACGGGAAACATTTAGAAAAGTTTAGTTTTCAAGATATGGAGTTAATTTATGATGCTTTAAATGATTATCCACAATGGAATGATGACGAAGATGACAATCCAACATCAAAAATTATGAACAAATTGTATAACCTTTTGGAGAATAAAAATGACTAAATATAAAACGCAATATTGCCAAGGGTTTTGGCTACCTGATGACCCTACTGCCCGCCAAGTGGATTTTATGCAAGTAAAGATTGCTCTTGATTCATGGGATGAGGAAGAAGATCACGAAGATCAATCCATTTTCTTTTACATGGATGGCACTCCGCTAGAAGAGGGTTTAATCATAAGTGATGGTTTTGTAATTACTTCAATTGAGGAGAATTAAGATGGGTTTAGATATGTATTTATCGGCTAAACGATATTTGTGGCGAGATGCTGATGAGGCTATTGCCGATGGAATTAACGATTTAATTGGAATCAAAGGCAATAAAAGCAAAAGATTCTGTGGTGCGAGTTTTGTTGCTAAAGAAGTAGAAATTGAGGCTATGGGATGGAGAAAAGCGAACGCTATACATGGCTGGTTTGTGGAAAATTGCCAAAATGGTAAAGATGAATGTCAGGAATCGTATGTTTCGAGGGATAAACTAAAAGAATTGGTGGGGTTATGCCAATCTGTTATGGATAATCCCGATCAGGAGGGTTTAGATCCTTTTGAGGGTTTTTTCTTTGGATCTTACGAGAAAGACGAATGGTATTACCAAGATTTAAAAAATACCATTGAGGGCATTACTGAGGCATTGACATTGCCTGAATCTTTTGAGTTTTACTATCAAGCAAGCTGGTAAAAAATTCTTCAAGACCATTCAAGGAGTGGTCTTGGGGGGCAATTTTGCCCTAACTGCTAGGAGTAAATCATGGTAAGTAGAAAAGAAATGATTGATGAATTAACAGGATCTATGTTTGATGCGATGGAGTGTGATGCAGATTATCGCTGGAATTTGTGTAAAACAGGATTTAAAGGTTTTAATAATTACACAGATGAAGAGCTAAAACGGGAATATCTTGATTACATAAGCGATGACATTGGGGAGGATGTATGAAAAAGTATGAGGTATTAACTTTTACGATCTGCGATGGCTGGGTAAATACTTGGCACGAGTATGACGATGACAACAACGAGATCCCGATGGTCTTTGATAGTTTAAAAGATGCCGAGGTTGAATTATCGGGTTATTTATATGACTATCGCAGAGCATACGAACGAGGCGATATTGAATGTGATGAGAATCCTGATGATTACATGATTGTGGAGGTGCAATATGCCTAAGTATTCAATGAGAACCGAGGTTTGTGGAAACCCTGATTATGGTCAAGATCCTAAAAAGCCCCCGTATGGGGTTAGAGTGATTACTCTAAAGTCTCATAGCTATGAGGATTTAATTGCTCAAGTCGGAGATTGGCAACATGAGAATGACATAGGAGGAGGCAATTGGATGAATCCATCCGTCTCTATTGATGGGGAAGTCATAGGTTATATGTCTTACAACGGGAAGGTGTGGGCTGATAGGTCTTGGACACCTAACACAAGGCAAATTTACTTTAAGGAGACACAAGATGCCTAAATACTTTGTAGTTTTTACTGAAGAATCAACGAAAGACCACGGCTATTATGTGGATGCCAAGAATAAAGAAGATGCTTACCACTTAGCACAAGGCAAGTATCATGCTATGCAAGAGGCTGATAGCATCAATACCAGCTATTCCAAAACAATAGATCATGAGGTGCAAAATGCCTAAAGTAATGATTGAAGTAGATATTCCAAAAGGTCGTTCTATTGCCGAGGCAGAGGGCGCAGTCAAAAGGGCTTTTGATCCTGATTGGATGGCAAGCTGGTGGCATATATCTGATGTCCAAGATTGCTTTAATTCCGAGGAGCCGAATGAATGGAATATCACCGATTCTGAGGCAAGAGAAGTGCTGAGAAGGATAGATAAATATCACAATTCTGAAGTAGGTATCAATTGGGATGTAATCGAATCTCATTGTGAGACAGTTGTTAATGAGCGCAAGGAGGTAGCATGAATAAATACATTGAAGAATTATTAACAGAAATGATATTTGATTTTAATGACTTAGCGATAGGCAATACTTTTAAGGATGTTGGTTACGATACCAAAAAAGAGTTTTTTGAAGAGATGAGCAGAAAAGCAAATGAACTTTACTCTAGATTATCTAAGGAGGTAGCATGAAGATCACAGGAATATCTGTAATTTTTACTTATGAAAATGGTGAAATTCAAGATGTCAGTAGTTATGTTCCCATGGGAATTTATAGCGATTTGGAGAATTTTGCCGATTGTTGGCAAGAAGATGAGGAGAGTGAAAATGAATAGCGATCTATTAGATGAGTATTGTGTGATGGAATTTGGTCATAAAGATTGGGCTATGTCTTGGGATGAGGCTGGCAATTTGATTGTAATGTTTCATAAAGAGGCAAGTGCCGAGTATTTGGCAGATCAACATGAGGAAGATTGCCCAACAATGGACGGATTTGGATGCCATTGTGGGGAGGTTAAAGTTAAGAACCATGTGCGTATGCGTAAAGATTTGGCAGAAGAGGGTATTACTATTCCCGCTGGCAAAAGTTACAAGGACTATGACGATTTGCAAGAGGTAGAGTATTTATCTGCACAAGATTTAGAAGGAGCAGTAGAGTTTGATACGGGAGAAGATCCTGATAGCCATGCTTTTTGCCCCGTTAAACTTGCTGATGGTCGAGTGTTTTACTTGATTGGAGTTGATCTTGATTGGTTTTCAGAGGAGGAAGTATGAATCAAGCAGATAAAGACGCACAGAAGTGGATGGAGGCTAACTCCAAGTGGCAATACAAAAGGATGATAGAGGCTAAGGAATCAGGTAAGCCATATTATATAGACGAAACGGGCTATGTCATCATTGAGGAAAAGAATGAACCTAAGACTAGCTAAAGGCAAAGTACCCATCCTCAGAAGGTGGGAGCATGGTGAGAATGATTACTTCTTGATTGACTTCCCATCACGGGAAGTCTTTTTTAGCCTATATACCTATCAGACCAGCGAGCAAAATAAGGCTAAATATTGGGAAGTATTAAACCACCGATCACGAGGCAAAACCCGCATGGAATGTGCCAAGATGATTGGTGCTACCCCAGGTTGGGTTGCTAAGATTGAGGCTAAGTTTTGCCGACTCATGAGACAATGGTATTTCAAAGACTTGGAGACCAATCTGTTGAAACTTACATTGTCACATGAGGCGTTACTATCTTTTTTAGAGACTGAGATGCCCGAAAATTCCCTACACGCTGATGATAGTCATTGAAGTCCTCCCCGACTGTGGGGGAGATCCAATACGGCTTGCCTGTTTCCATAGCGGTGGCTTGCCCCACACCACTATTGTCGTTATCGGAAATGATGATTCCGTTGGGGAAATACCCAGCTATGAGCTTCATGTTGCTTGCGCTAAAGCACACATGGATACAATACTTGATATTGCAAGATTTCATCACCTCTCTTATGGAAAGTCCAGTCGCATACCCCTCGCAGAACATCGGGATTCCCTTTGCGTTCATGCAGAAAGTTGCCCCCTTGGATTGCTGACCATAGAGGAACTTCTTTTCCCCTTGTTCATTGATTATTTGGACACCAACCAATTTGGTGGCAATTCTCATGGGTATAACTAATAGCTTTTCCCCATCCTTTTCCCATACATTACCCTGTTCATCAGGAAATCCTTTGGAGGCAAGATAAGGATGTGTAGCAAGTGTAGTTTGATTCAAGATCCAGCCTGCTTTTTTGGCAGCTTTTTCCTTGGCATCATCTGCAGTCTTGTTAGATTGTGCGATTCTTTCCCTCACCACCGAGCTTGAGGCATTTTCACCCTCTGCAAACCAAGTGGCTGGCTTTTCCATTGTTGCCCAGTTCTGAACCCAACCTACATTACCTAAAAACTTGTATCGCCCATTACTACTACGAGGATGGTCAAGCGTAGGTGTAGGAATCCATCTGTCGTGTTGCACTGAGTTAATAATGAGGCCATGCCCTCTTGCAAAATCTTCAAACTGCATTCTTATTCTTTCTCTTTTGAATTTCGTCAAGCAAATACCATACGGATTTCTCTAAGTCTTCAATGTCTCTACCCTTCTCATCTGCCCGCCAAATATATTTAATAGCATTCCCCAGGTTAAACCCCATGTGCCGTGTAATCGTAATGCAATCTATGCCAGATGGATGTGAGGTGTAATGTTTAGGATTGTTGACTGGATCACTCATCTTCCATAACCTTTTTGCAATCATTCATAATTAAGATTGCTAAAGTCTTGGCTTCTGCGTGACAGTTAGGATCTTCCTTGACATTTTTACAGCCTTCCATAATTTTTTTAATTAAAACTTCCATTTCATTTGCTTTCATTTTTCTCTCCCAAAAAGTCTTCCATTTTATAACCACGTTTTTTTAACTCCTTTGCAAAGTTACGCAAAGCCCTAGCCTCAAGGTAAGAGACCATGCCTCGTTCCAATCCCATCGCATCACCAATCTCTTGTTGTGTCATCGGAAGATCTTTGGTGTCTTTCTTAGTTCTCATGCGGCTCTCTTTTGTTTTGCTTTAGCCCAAGCAATCTGACGATGCTTAACCCAGTTAATTGTAGTTAAAGATGGTATACGGGTTGTTTGATATAAGTTATCAGGCCAAGTTCCAAATTTATTTTTAAATTCATGTTTAGCCCAATTAGCGTTATATTTTCTTTCGTTGGCAATATGTAGTAGTTCAGAATAAAAGAATTGTTTTTCTTTACGCATATTGGCTTGGGTTTCGCCTAACTCTATTAGTTGACCAGCAACAACGGCTAACTGAATCTTTTGTTTGACGTATCCACACGATACACACGTATCACTGTGCTTAGGCCAAAGTGCAGAGCAAGAAGGGCATTTGCTTTCTTTCTTTTCTTTTTCGGTTGGTTCTTTTTTGGTCTTTTCCTGTTGGTCGTTTAAATCTTTAACTCCCTCTTCATATATTTCATCCCAGTCATCACGAAATCGCAAGTAATTACCTGAATGGTCTAACCAAAGGGCAAAGTTTTTACCTGGATAAGGGCGCATTACCCTGCCAAGCTGCTGGATATGAGAGCTTAATGATTTAGAAAATGGGCGAGCAGAAACCCCAATACAAACATCAGGAACATCAAAACCCCTGGTAAGGATGTCAGTAGCAATAAGGCCGTGGATATCTGTATCGGGCTTTGCAAAGTCCTCAATAGCTTGCTTTTTAAACTCATCGTTATCTTTATATGAGATTGATACAAAGTTATAACCTTTGTTGGCAAACTGTTGAACCAAATCTTGTCCATGTGCAACTCCAGCACAAAATACAATCGTTTTTTTGGGCATACCAAATACTTCATGGGTTTTAGTAATCCACTCTTGGACGATATCGCCTGTAATCTTCATGCCCCTTTCGGTGACATCATCAGGAGACCATTCGCCAGCAAGTTTTTTGGCTCCTGTCATATCAATCTCTTTTGATATAAAGACTTTTAATGGGGTAAGCCATTTATCTTTTACCAGTTTGCCTGTGGTAGAAGCGCAAATTACATTGGAATAAATACCGCCTAGACCTTTGGTAAAGGGAGTAGCAGTAAGCCCAATGACTTTTAATGTAGGATTTTCTTGAATGATTGCAGTAATCTTTGATCGGGTAATATGGCACTCATCCACAATCAATAGATCAATATCAGGAAACTGATTACGTCTTTCTAATGTTTGTGCAGAACAAACCTGGATACGCCGAGTGCTATCGTTCTTCCAGTGGTTTGACTGCATTACACCATGTCCAATATTGTATTTTTCTAAACGCATACTGGTTTGATCGACCAATACAATACGATCTAGAATCATGGCTGACTTCTTATAGTTATCTGAGGTAGCTTTCATTAACGCTATGGCTACTTCAGTCTTGCCAAATCCTGTTGGTGCATACAACAACTGCGCCCTATGTCCCGCTTTAAATCCGTCTCTTAATGCATCAATTACCCATGACTGATGCTCTCTTAATTCTAATTCCATCTTATTCCTTAACTTCCGCAAACCCTGCGGTGTGGGTTTATGCTGCCAATTTATCCTGTTCTAGTAATGCATTTTGCAAAGACTCATGCAACATAGCGGTCATGCCATTTAATACAAAAGCTAGCTCTACTGCCTTTTCAAAATCTCTACGATTGGCAGTTTCATATACACGTTCTGCTAATTTGCCAATTCTAATGGTGTAAAGTGAATAGTCTTCAAGGTTCATTTTTTTCTTTTCATTGCATTGATGGTTTTAATAAGTTCGGCATTACGATTTTGAAACATATCACGGCTTTCTCGAAGCGCTTTATTTTCAATTTCCAAAATACGGTTTCGTTCTCTAAGATTCGCAACAGTCTCCTCGATGTCAATCTTTTCGATCTCGGAGGCATTCCATTGCCCCACCGCAATCTTATCCCTGAAGACTGTGTTTTCTTCTGCCAATAAGTTGATCGTGTCTGAGAGTTCTGCAATCTTCTGGTCTTTGTCTTCCTCTGCTGGATTAACATTTTTTTTCTCCTCTGGCTTTTTTGGTCTTCCCATATTTTCAGTAGAAATGGTAGCCTCTCTGCCATTTTTATCTGTGTAAGTTACTTCAGATGGTTTGATATCCAATTCTTTTCTGATGCGGCCTACTGTCATGTTAGATACGCCAATGTGAGCGGCAATCTTATTGTTTGATAACTTAGACCAAATAGGGTTATCAATAATGATTTGCATCATGTAACGCTTATCTTCTGCAGTTTTATCTAGGCCATGATTGTTAGATCCTAAAGAAAACCATAACGCATCGGTAACTGTACCCTCTTTAACATCGCAATCCAATGAAGCTTTGCCAGCTTGTTTGGAGGCAAAGTAACGATGAAATCCTGATGAAAGCCAATAGTCTGAGCCATCATAAAAAACGGTAATGGGCGGAAACTCAATGCCCTCTCTAATCATTTCTGAATATTCATTTACTCGTTCTTGGTTGAGTTCTTTGCGGCTTTGTGTTTTTCCGTCGATGCGAATGTTTAGTAAATTAATACTTTTCAATTAAGTCTCCTAGCAGTTGGTCTTACAGTATAACAAATTAGCCGAGCAAGTTCCAGCCAAATTTGATGATGTCAAACAAGAAGTGAGCGACGAGGCCGCCGAATACCAAGAAGCCGTATAACATCACTATAACAATGATAACAGCGGCAATTGCCATGCCAGCCCATTTGACGTATTTCAGTATTTCTTTCATTTCAAAATCCCCCTTTTACTAATAAGTAACTACTAAGAAGTAACATGATACCTTTTGGTGGACGCACTCCGCCCTAGAAGTGCGCCTTTAACTATGATACCTTTCGGAGCCACAGCACTCGCCAGTCGTTCGTAGAATCGGCACTAGCTTCGCCACCGATTTTGCGTTGTTACATCTACTTCCCCAGTAACGCTTGTATTTATATCGCTGGTGTTTCTCTGCCGTCCAATATAAACCGCATGGAGAACAAGAGACACACGAATTGAATCGTGTTTTACTCTCATTTTCCTAGCAAATTCAGAATACACTAACTGAAAAATTTTTGCAAGTATAAAAAGAAAGAACCCCAGGTTTTTAGTCTGGGGTTCTTGGATCAAGGGGGTCGATCCGTGGGCTTGCGTTGCACAAGTCTCTGCTAGGAGAATGAAAGTGCGTGTCAGGGGGGAACTGACATACTAAATATAGCACATGAATTCAAACTATGTCAATAGGTAGTGTTGTTTTAATACTCTATAGAGCTTTATGGGTGTCTATAGATGTCTATTTGATATCTAGACGTCCTGTTTCAAAAAGCCAGCCAATAGTTTTGCGGTGTGCTTCTTCCCATTTTTCAACACGTTCAGTTTTGGAAAGGTTTTTACCTTGGTCGATTTCCAAATGGCACGTATAGCATAGGGCTGCGACTCGGTAATCACTTGCTTTAAGCCCTCTACCTTTACCGTCCCGAAGCTGATTGGAATGTGCAGCCACAATTGTCCCGTCAGATCGACCACACTCTTGGCATGGGGATTCTCGTAATGCATCTAATAATTTCCTATTTCTATACATTTTTTATGATAATATTCAGTAGTTTACACAAAAGTGAAACATTACTTACCTACTATTGCCGTACTTATCACAATCCTGGGGGGATTATGCAACATACTAAGCAACAAGACGAAGAGTTTATCAGAGTTTGGAAAGAGTTAGGAAGTCCAACATTAGTCGCAAAGCATTTTGGCATGAATCCTCGTAGTGTTTTAAATAAACGGGCTGCCATACAAATTAAACATAACATAGAACTTCCCACGCATAATTCTCAAAGAGATCCCAAGAAAGAAAAGCCTAAAAAGGTTGAAATGGCTGCCCACAATGTCCGTAGAGGCATTGATATAGATAAAGTAAAGCGGGTTATAGTCTTTTCAGATGCCCATTTTACTGACACACCCACCACAGCTTTTAAAGCACTCCTTAAATTCATTAAAAAATATAAGCCAGAAGTTATTATTTGTAACGGAGATGCTTTTGATGGACAGGTTTTGAGTCGTTTTCCATCCATTAATTATGACCAAAAGCCCACAGTTCTTGAAGAATTGAACGCTTGCCGTTGGCATTTGGATGAAATTGAAAAAATTAGGCCAGCAGGATGCCGTCTGATTTGGACGCTTGGAAATCATGATATGCGATACGAGTCCTGGCTGGTCAATAAAGTGCCAGAATACAGCGGTGTGGACGGCTTTAGCCTAAAGTACCACTTTCCTAACTGGGAGACCTGTTGGAGCTTCTGGATAGGTGAGGAGACCGTTGTAAAGCACCGGTTTAAAGGTGGCCGCACGGCGGGTTACAGCAATTTGCAGGCGGCGGGGAATACGAACATCATTACGGGGCATACCCATGTTCTCTGTACTAGCCCAATTAGTAATTACCAAGGAACCTTTTGGGGGATCCAGACTGGCTGCTTGGCCGATCCTATGTCACCAACCTTTGAATATTGTGAGGATGGCCCTAAAGACTGGCGCTCTGGCTTTGTAATGCTATCTTTTGCCCAAGGCCGTATGCTTATGCCAGAAATGGTTATGGTTTGTGGAGAAGGCGAGGTAGAATTTAGGGGTGAGATCCTAGACGTATGAAATTATCCCCTTCCATTCTGCGCAATTTATATAGCGCAATCTACTGTATGAAGCCGTTTGTGCGGTGGCCTATGCCGTTGCCAGAGCAGATTAAATTCATAGTGGATTCTGACCCAGAGACAATGGGCACTTATTTGTATGATGACGGGGAGGATTATGAACATATTATTACTATTTCAGATAAAAAATGTGGGCATTTGGCGACTGTGATTCGTGTCCTAATTCATGAATGCGTTCATATGAGCCGCTGGAAGACTCCTAAATGGTCTCACCACGATGCTGAATTTCGCAGGCGCACTAAAGTCATTTCAGAAGAACTGGGATTTGACCCTCTCGAACTATAGTGGCACAGAGAAATACAACATAAGTGTTGTGTTTGTTAAGTAGAATAGAGTAAACATAACTCTAGATTACCTAATTAAATATGTAACTCACTGTACATATTCACAGTTGCGGTGCAGCAATCCCCAATTTAATACTTAAAAGTACCAATTTGGTATGCATATTGCTAACTATAGGTATAAATTGAGCCGTATTTGCATAGAATACGGCTCATAAAAGGTTGCAAAAAGCAACCTTTAGGCACTAATTAAAACTTTAATTACTTCTTGGTAAAGAATTCTTTAACACTAGAGTAAACGCAGTTGTACCAAAATTCATACGCTTGCTTTGTACGCTCGGTTAAATCTTCATATTTTTTAAACTGCTCTTCAAATGTAAACATAGGGATTCTCCTTATTTATGTTGCGATGCAGCAATTGTAACATATATTTATTTGGTAGCAAGCAAGTAAGCCCCATAATTTGCAAAAGAATATCCAGCGTACATACAAGCAAGGCCTACTTCTCCTTTAAGCGCCTGTTCAACCGTAATCCAGGCATAAATTAAACCAGTAATAATGATTAGATTAGCGCTCATCTATATCTCCAAGCATTTAGCATCTTCCGTCCATGTCAAGTTCATCGTCTTCTAAAAGTTTTTTATAAGCCTGTAAATAAGTATCTCTTTCGTGTTCAACTTGCATAAGTTTATGACGCAGCCTATCAATCTCAGCCTGTTGTACATGAATCTGCTCACGAAGATAATTTTCTTCTTCTTCTCTATCAATAGTTGTAAATGTAGTCATTTCTCTTGAGCCTTTAACTGTTTATTAAACTTTTCAACTTCTTTCCACCAAGCATCTGAATACTTTGCTGGCTTTACTTCTTGTATTTCCATAGCTTTCTCAAACTTTTCTTTCCAATACTCAATCTCTTCTTGCTGTTTGCGTAGCATAGTGGCTGCTTCAGGCATAGCTAAATGGGCTACCCCATCTGCTTTATCTTGTTCGTGCAACTCATCTAATACATCAGCTAGTTCATTTGCGTTCATTTCTCTTGTGCCTTTCTTAGTATTGCTAAAACAATTTCATGGGCTTCTGCACCAGTTCGGCAGTTATAAATTTTTACAGTAAAATCTTTTATTTCCTCATCTGTTAGTGTCAATTCAGGCTTTTCTTGCCATATAGGTTTGAAATTAACCAATGGGTCATCTGTTAGTGTCTTTGCTGGATGGGTGTAGAGTGGTGTTGGATTTGGATAAATGTCAGGATTAGGCTTCTCAAAAGAAACATAAGTGCTAATGTCAAAAGCACCTTCAAACATCCACGCTACTGGTTCATTGTTCATTTCTTTTGTATCCTCAGTTCTTTCTGTGTTATCAGTTATAAACTTTTCAAACGCCTCTATTTTGGCTTGTTGCTGGCGTAGCATGGTGGCTATTTCTTCCCTAGATACTAGCTTGTACCAACTATCCACTTCTAATAAATCAGCTAGTTCATTTGCGTTCATTTCTCTTCTACCTTTGCTCTCAGTACTTTGTTCTGCCTAAGCAAGTCCTCGATTATTTTTAAGTGCTCGGTATGTCGATCTTCCATCACTTTGACTACTCGCTCGAAATCATACTGCCAAGTCCCCATTTGGTTTAGTAATTTTTTAGAGTGATACCAAACATAGTCGGCAGTAATGCCTTCGACAATATGTTCTTCTCTAATCTCAAATTGTTTCAACAGCTCATCATTATTCTCAATCATCTAAACACCTCATATAAAAGTACGCCCAAAATAACAGCGGCAATTACAGCCCCAGCAATTGAAGCAACCATTGCTATTTTTGTAAAAAATAATAGTTCAATCATTTTGTACTTCCCCCATAAACTTGTGATTCCAAATATTTAACATGTTCAGTTAAAACCATAGCCTTATTAAACTTTTCTTTCCAATACTCAATTTCTTCTTGCTGTTTGCGTAGCATGGTGGCTATTTCTACGGAGTGTTCATAAACCCTTCCGCTATCAAACAAAACCATTAAATCGGCTAGTTCATTTGCGTTCATTTTGATGTTTTCCTGATGTCATCTTTGACATGCTTTTTCTTTTTTGCGATGGGTTTTTTAATTGCTGGTTTTCTTGCTTTAACATCCCCAGCAATAGTTCTATTAGCAATTTGTTCGGAAGTGGCATATTCATCAATGGCTTCTTTAAGCATACTGACAAGGCCCCATTGAACGAGTGTTTCAAGTCCTTCTTTATCAAATCTGACGACAGCATCAGCCGAACCATCTTTATTCTCCTTGGTAATTTTTAATGAAATTTGCATATCATTCTCCAAAATGTAATATTGGCTTATCTAAAGCTTCTAGTGACCACATCAGGTATTGCCTAATTTCATCTTTATCCTGACCTCCCATAGTGGATATGCAGTGACCCAAAGGTTTGCCAATTTGGTCGTAATACACTTCCCGAATTTCTATATAAACTTCATCAGGGTATTCTGGGTCTGTCATTTCAACTAATCTAAGATTCCAAGTCATTGCAGTTTCCTTATTGTCATTAAGTCAAGTTCTAATTGTTTAACACGGCTTTCTAAACGAATCTTTGCATCATAAAACTCTTTACATTTGTTGTCCATGTACTGCAACTCTTTGCCTACTTCTTCAATTAATAAGCCAAGCCTAACACCCATTTCCTCGTCTTTGGTATAAACTTCCTCTGCTATTTCAATTAGCTCTTGTATCATTTTTTGGTCTTCCCCTGCGCTTGATTGGTGGCAAACCTACTACTGGTCCTGAGTCCCTAGCCTCAAGTATTGCATCTGCCATTTCCCATACTTCTTTCATGTCAAATGCGCTAGCTCTGCTTATTAATCCGTTGACTATAAACATAGCAAAACAATCTCTTAGATCTTGGTCATTCATTTTTTTAACCCCTCGATGCGCTCAGACAATAGTTCGCCAACATCACGGCCTTTGACTGATACATAAGTAGCTTCTTCGCAATCAAATACAATCTTGGCTGCATCCCGAAGACCTTGGTTATACCCGCTAGTATATTCATCACCACCATCTAACATCATAGCAATTGCATCACGAATAACTTCAGATGCTTTTCTTTGTCTGGCATATTCCCTTAACCTGTCGTGATACTCTTGTGGCAAATAAAGAGAGTATGGCACTAATTTTCTTGCAACCATTTTTGGTATTCCATTTGTAATTTTGATAATAAAATTTGGCCTTCACGATTAGTTTTGAGATCTGCCCTGGACTCTACGCCAAGATAACTTCTTACCCATTCTGTGGCATCTTCCGCATCTTCATCAAAGATTTGCTCTTGTGAATATAAGTACTTCCAGAACTTGGGATCTTTACAAAGCATTCCAGCAGTACGAATAGCCTTGTTTCCTTCAAACTCATCTTGGCGATCCATTGGTTGTTCTTCACCGTTAATTCTAACCATGACAACTTGGTAACGAGCCCCAACAAAATCTCGAAGTAAGGCCTCAGGAGCATCGTCTGGATGCAGAGATAAGGTCAGGACATAGCCTGTCTTATCCTGCTTTAACGCTACTTTGACGCCCTCAAACTGTAGGGTTTCCAATGCTTACTCCCAAGGATCAGACTTAACTGGCTTTTCAAATGGCTCAGATACTGATAAAGATAGAAACTTCTTACCAGCAGAAGATTCTTTTTTCCATGCGGCAACAGAAATCTTGCAAGTAGGGCCTTTAGATTTATCCATCATCTGAATAAGAAATGTCTTGTCTAAATGAAGATCGCCACGCATATCGGGATGGTTATCTGCCTTTTTCGTTTCATTAGCGAATAGTGCGCCTGTGTTTGGTTTTGCTTCAAATGCCATGATTACTCCTTGTTAAATTGATTTTTTACTTCGGTAAATTTCGCCATCATTTCTTTAAAGAAAATAGCGTCTTCTGCTTTGACAGTATCAAATAGAACTTTGTTCTTTTTAAATATTGCCATCACATCTTCTTCGTTAACACATAAGTCAAGCAACATATGAGATGAAGTCTTAACTAATGATAACCATTCTTTGGTATCGCCCTCAGGTTTTATTGGAGCGGTAATCTGCCACTCACCTTTTAGACCAGTAATTTTTGGTTCTATCTTAGGCGCTGGAATATTAGGAATATTTGGCATTGGCTTTACTGGTTCAGACGAGCCCATAGTTGCATCTAAAGCATCATGCTCAACAATTTCAAAAGCATTAGTCCAAAGATACCTACGCAGATAAGTTTGCACAGCACCAAGATTTTGTACGTCATGGCACCCTTTGAGAGCCGCTGAAGACATTGGGGACGTGAAGGTAACAAAGCTATTCTCCTTTTCTGTATCATAAATGGTAAGATAAGCATCCTGTGCATTAAAAGATACAACTCCACATAAGCCAACCTTGGCACAAATGTTTTGTATCTGTGGTAAAAAATCGCCCAGTTCAAAATATTCATACCCAGCAAACTTGTTCTTACCAGACTTATTTAGCTTGGTATTTTGCAACAGAATTCTAGCTTCCTGTAGCTTTTTGTAAACGCTCATCCTTGTTCCTTCATATATTGTTGATACTGATTACACCAAGTTGATACTTGGCAAAAGTTTTCACATCTTGTACGCTCTCCTGGCCGTATTTCAATGTCATAGTTATCGCCTAACTCTGCGAGTGCTGATAATGCTTTTTCTGCGGTATCATAAATTGAATGCGCTCGTTTTCCGCCAATCTTACGCACCGCCCAGACAGTCGGCTTTTCCCACATTTCTTCTGGGGTGCAGTCTGGAAGTCGGCCATCAGTTTCAAGGGCAAACTCACAAGCAGAATGCAAAGCAATCCTCTTAGAAATAAACGCATCTCTTTCCTCCATAGTCCATAAACGAATTGGAAGCTCTTTAACTGGTGCCTCAGGATAACCTTCCCTAGTCTTGGCATCTCTCCGATTCCAATCACGAATGATTCCTACAATCCCAAGGTCAGTAATCTTTGTGCCCTTAACCTTTTCAACTAACCATGCATAAATATTTAGTTGATTTTCCCAATCAATCTTTTCATTCATTACTGCCCAAACTGAAGTAGTTTTGTAGTCTTTAATGCTAATGCCATTATCGCTAGTGATCTGCAAGTCAATTGCGCCTGAGATATGCCAGCCATCCTTTTCAGAGTGAAGACGTTGCTCAACGATATGATTCTCGTCTTTACCATGCTCCAATACGTTATGGACGGCAGAACCAAAAATAGACCAAATCATGTCAGAAACATCTTGCTCCAACTGGTCATCAAACTTCTTGGTTAAAGCCACAATTTTTGGACTACTTAATAACTGCGTAGCTGACAAATGTGCCTTACCTTTAGAGTATGTTGGGCGATCCAACACATTCATAAAAGTTTGTGGAATGTTGTATTTATTCGTCAGTTTCATCGCTAATTTCGTCCAATTTAAGATTAAAAGTTTTGATCTGTTCATCAGTCAAAGGACGTATACCTAATTCTTCATCCATAGAACGAAAAACTGCTTTAAGAATTTCATTTTGAGTTTGTGTAAATTCCATGATTCCCCCTAATTAAATAAAAAAATACTAAAAACTACAAGCAAAGAAACTAACGTACTAAGTGCTACAGTTGCGTTATACATATGCACACTTTTAATATACTCAGGCGTTGCCAACAAAGCCTCTTGCAAAAGCAACATATCCTTATCATCAATTGGCATAGGCTTGGGTGGACGCTGGATGTATCCAATCCCAATTTGAACTCCTGTACTTGTTACGTATGGCACTTGTTTCTTCATGTTTCCCCCTTAAAGAAGTTGTAGTGTCTAACAGAAAAATAATAATGTCAATAGGTCATACCCATATTATTTCATGTGTTGCATTTTCAACTATAACATCTGTTATAGTTAGCATATGAAAACGCTATATTTACCCTGGCCCCCCAAAGAACTTTCTCCTAATGCATCTATGCATTGGGCAAAGAAAGCTAAAGTTAAAAAGACCTATCGCCATGCTTGCTGGGCATTGGCTTTAGAGGCTAAATTAGAGCCTACAGAAGGCGAAAAGATAAAGTTGGATATAACCTTCTATCCTCCAGATAAACGTCATAGAGACGCTGATAACATGGTTGCTGCAATTAAGTCTGGATTAGATGGTGTAGCTGACGCACTAAGGGTAAACGATAGATGTTTTTTACCAACATTTATTTTTTCAGATGAAGTAAAAGGAATGATAAAAATAGAGTTAAAATAAACGTGGAGTTAAAACTCCTTCACGTTTACGGTTGCATTAGGTTTCGAAAGTTACCTTTTGCAACCTTTTTTATTCCTCAAATTTAGCAATGTGATCGTTAAAGCGTTTCATAATAAGCGCTTTTTGGTTATCAATTCTTTGAATGCGTTCTTTTGGTAAACCTTTTTCCTGGAACTCTTTCTTTTGCTTATTTAAAGCATTAATTTGGTTCTCTACATTGTTAGCCATTTGCCAAAATCTGGCCTCTGGATGTTCTCTGTAGTATTCCATGACGTTTTCTTTATTCTTTTGACGTCCCTTAACTTCATGCTCGTGATCTGCCATGCGGGTAATATTGCCATAGAACCTTTGGCTTTCAGCAGCCTTGGATTCTGTATCGCCAATGAAGCGGCCAGCCAATGGAATGCGGTAGGTAGGCAGTTCCTCGCCAGTTACCCCAGCCTTGATAGCCTGTTCTGTTTTAATCAATTCACGGCCTACACCGCCAGTTACCTGACCAGCTATGTAGTCAAGTTCGTCAGCGGTTGGGCTAAGGAAGCCCTTGCTATATTTACCACCGCCAGAAGCTAAGTTAAGGAAGTAGGAGATCTGTTTGCTAATCTCGCTGGCAGACTCTCTAGAACGCATATAACCAGGCATAGGGTTTGTTGCACGGTCTTCCCTATAGATAGGCCTACCAAAGGCATCTTTATTCGATTCTAGGGCTGCTATAGGGTCTAGGACGGTAGGTAACACAGACTGAATAGATAGGCCAGAACTACCTACTGGGGAGAAGGCATCCATAAAAGCGCCAGTCATATTGGCTACTTTTTTGCCGCCATGTTTGCCACCGCCCAATACAAACTCGGTAGTAATCCTGCCCACGTTAGGAAGGATATGTAAGCCTAATGGGTAAGGTATGCTTAAATACTTACCATCTGGCATAGGAATAACAAAGTTACGCTCTCTGACAAATTCTGGTGGCTCATCTTCACGATAACCGGCAGCAGCCAGCATCACTGCCTGCATTGCGCCAAGGCCAATACCACCAGCAATAATCTTGCGACCCATAGGACCTTTGAGGGTTTGGGCTAAACGGGCAGTACCTTGTACGGAAGCATTGAAGAATGCATAGTAAGCGTTAATACGGGCAGACAACTGGCCTTTTTTATCAAAGTTAACAGTCAAGTTCTTTGCAATAATAGCAGCCTGTTGTTTGCTTAATCCTTTATCTAAAGCAGCAACATAAGCAGACACACGAACAGAGTTTTCCATCATGTCATTAAAATCTGTAAGTACACCCATCACAGCACCAAAAGCTTTTTTGGCGTTGCCTTCTTTCATTTTGTCTAATTCTTTTTCAATGATGGCTTTTTCTTCATCAGTACGAATTAAAGACTCACGGTAACCAGTTTGCCCGCCTTGTTTTCTAAAATCTTGGAATGCCTTAGCCCATTTGCCTGTTGTATCAGTTTTGCCTTTACGTTCATCACGCAATACATTCATAATGCCACGCATGGCTGGAATAATTCCAGATGATACTTTGCCTTGCATACCTGCTATTGGAGTCGTGGACAAGTTAAACATAGCGCCTTGAACGTCACGTAATAAGTTCACTGCACCGAAAATTGGATTGTATTGAGTATTAACAGAAGCAAACCAGCGTGTCATCTTTCCGATTACACCTTCGATATCGCCAAGGCTATCTGCGTCCAAGTTCTTTAATGATTGAACCATACGAACTGCAACAGGATTAGTTTGGTTAAAGAAAATGTATCTGTCTTTACCATTGATTCGAATCGGGAATACGTTTTCACCAAAGCGAGCAAGGTTATCTACTTTAAGCTTAACGCTTTCTTCTGTGTCGCTGGTAGGTAATCCCGTATTGGGATCAATTTTTCTGGTCTTACTAATGTAACGAGACTTAGGCTCTTCCATTAAGTTGTCAGCAATTTCATTGGCATTTTCAAAGCCAAGGCTGCGCAGTTCTGCAATCAATGCTTCTTTGCTCTTAATAGCATCTGGGTTTACAGGCAGCCATAGATCTGGGTTAGGGTTCTTCAACGCCAGTGCATACAAAGCACGGCCAACTTTAATTTTTTCAGCACGAATCAAAGCCCGTTCACGCTGGGCAATTAAATTACCTAGAATGTCTTGGACTTCTTTTTCTGAACCCATAGCACGTTTGGAAAACTTCCCTTGGGTTCCAAAACCCTTACTTGCGCCAGTAGTCCCAAAGCCGCCAATGTCTTCTTCCACACGGAACAATGGAACATAGTGTTCATAGGTAGAGTTCCATGCATCAATCGTAGCTTGGTCTTCAGCACCAGAAGCCACAAGAATGGCTTGGGTTTCTTTAACCATCTTGTCAAACATATTGCCAACCTTTTCCAAGGCTGCTTTTTTCTTAGGGTCTAAACCAGCAAGGTATGCTTTAGCATCAGCTGTAGATATACCAGAAGCTCTATCTTGCAACTCCCAAGGTGTTTTTCTTGCTTCGCCAGTAACAGGATCAAGCTTATTGATCTCGTTCATCTTGTTGTTGCGCTCTTCCGCATGGCGGTTATGCAAGTATTCCCGCATTTCTTGAGGCGTTAGGCCAAGCTTTTGTAACTGCTTAATTGCTGGCATCAATTCATTAAGCAAGAACTCACGAATACCTGTAGCAGTTCTGCCGTGATATAGCTGTTCTTTATCGTAGACGTTTAAATCGTCATCAATCTTGCCAACTTCTTTTTCAATGATCTGTTGCGCCCGTTTGGTATCAATCTGCTTATCTTGCAGCTTATAGATAATGTTATCTACCTTTTCATCGCTAAGACCATACCAATGCTTAATGTTATCTTCTGAGAATGACCAAGAAGCTTTAACTGGTTCGCCTTTATAATTACGTCCTTCGCCTTGTATAACTGGTTTTTCAATTAAAGATTTAGTTTCATTAATATCTTTCAATGACCAACCAACTTTACCTAAAATATTGGCAACATCCTTTGGTTTTTCTTCAAAAAACCTATCAGCTACACCAGCTAATTTATCTAAAGCAGTTTGATATTTAGCATCTACACCAATCAAACGTCTGAAGGCATCCATTAATTTACTTAAAGCAGTTTGTCTGCCCATCTTAATAGAAGCTAAAAACGCTTGAAAGTTATGGTCTGTTAAACCATAAGCAAACAACTCATCATAAGAGTTATTGCCATAATTAATTTTACCGTCACGAATAGATTCAATATCTAACCATGCTTTTTTAAAAGATCTTACTCCAGGATCTCTTTCTTCTTTTGGTTTTTTTAACTCTTCTAATACTTTAGTTTGAATTGCTTGGCGAATACTTAACAAATCTTTATAAATTTGTTTATCACCTTTGTAAAGATTGCGTTTAATAATATGAAGCTGTAATGAGCTAACCATGTGCAACATTTCGTGCATAATGGTTTCGTAATCTGTGCCAGTATATGCGTCTGCATTTCCTTCAGGATTAAGACCGTTAAATTTAACATCGTAATATTGAAGTTTTTTGTTATTGACTATTGGTTTTTGTTTACCATATGCTCCAGCATCTCTTCTTCTTCCTTCAAGGATGTCAATTTTTACTTGAATACCATAAGGTGGTTTGGCAAAATCTTTAACTCTAGCAAGAATCTTTTCTGCAATATGTCTGGCAGGTTCATTTGGAGCATTGTCAACCATCCATTGACTTAATTGTTCACCATTTAAATTCTTAATCTCAGCGTAAATTTGCTCTTTAGATTTAGCAATATCAAATTCTTTGGTTTCAGTTGGCGTTCCAGGAACTCTAGTTTCAGGAGTTCTATAAGACTGTTCATTAAATCCAGAAGTTCTTGCTGTTTGGTCAAATTGATCTACTAACTTTGGATCAAGTAAACCATTTATTCTTTCACCACCATTAAAGTATCGAATTTCAACTGGTAAATATTGATAACCAAGTTCTTTAGCAGCCATAATTCTATGGTTGCCTTCACTAACATATGCATTACCTTTTTGATCTACCAAAATAAATGGTAAATAATCCCCACCTCTGTTTGATTGAGGTAGACGATTGGTCTTATCCATTATTTCTTTAATAGCTTTTAAATCATCTGGGCGTACATTTTTTTGTTCATTATTTTCACCAGGTATTTTTTGCAAAATACTTATTGGAATCATTACTGGTTTGTCATAAGTTCCAGTAACTGTACCAAAAACTTTTGGAGCGCCAGATTCTTTGTAACCATACTCATCAGTTATCTGTTGTTTTTCTTTTAACCAATCTTCATTTGGAATATCAGATTTAAGATTTGGTCTTGGTTTAGTTTCTTCTGATTTAATTGGTTCTGCTGGTTTTACAGTTGGAGCAACATATCCTGGCGGCGGTCCAACACTTAAATCCGTATCTTTTACGTTTATTGGTTTACCCGTAATTGCATTAACTAATTTATTGTCTTTACCTGACATAACAACAGAAACAACTTCATTTGTTTTTGGATCTGTGTAATGAAATAAAATTTCCTTTGGAGGTGTAGTACTAGGTGCTACAGTTGCTTCAGGAACAACAGTTGGTGCTGGTTGAGCAACAACTTCTTCTTTTGGTTGTGTTATATCTTTGCCAGACAATTCATCAGCCATAGCTTGGGTATCTTGTGAACCGCCTTGTGGTACTTCTCCTACCTCTGTGGTTGGAGCTGTTGCCGTATTTTCTGGGGCAGTTTTAACTTCTTCTGCGCCCTTGGCTTCATCTTGTTTAGCTTCTTCAATAACTTGTTCTGGTTTTTTACCTTTGATAACTTCATACGCATGGCCAGGAACGGAGAAAGCACCACCCAATACAGCACCGCCCACAAAGTTCTCAAAGTATTCTTTACGAGCCTGTTCATCTGCAATATTAAGACCAGCTTGTAATCGCTCAAATACAGCTTGACCAGCTTCTGTAAGACCTTCTGCGCCCATAGTCTTGCCAGTTTGTAAAGCATAAGTTCCAGTTTGCTCAAGCAATCCTTTTTTGGCAACTTCTTGTAATGCTTTTTCAGATGCCTCTACGCCAGCTTTATTAAAGATTTGACGAATACCTGGGAGCATCTTTAATCCAAAAACATCTAATGCTGCCTGTGGGATAGCGGCTGCACCCGCTTTTAAAAGACTGGCTTCTTCTAGTGTTTTACCTTCTTGAACTTGGCGAGATAAGTTTGTGCCAGTAAATTGCGCTGCACCTACAGCACCAGCGGCCAACTCTGCTGTGCCAATTAATCCACCAGCCAATCCAATTTCAGGAAGGGCTAAGGCGGCAACACCAGCGGCTACAGGGGCAGCCATATATGGTAATGAGCCACCAGCAGTCTCAGCTAGTTTAGTAAATGGGGCTTCTGTCCAGCCCTGCTCGGTTGGCTTAAATACTTTCTTAGCTTCTGCTTCATGCATTCTTGCATCACGCTCAGCTTGAGCTGTATCTTTAAGGCCAATCTTTCCTGCTAAACGGGAAATGTCTGCTTGGATTTGTTCTGTACTACCAGCAAGAGCGCCAGAAAATCCACCTTGGGGATTAGCAACTGGAGGACCTTCGACTGGTTGTTTGGCAGCATCATACCGACCTAATTCATCGGGAACTGCAGTTGTAGCAACTTTTGGAGGTGTGTATGCCTGATACCTTTTTAAAAGGTCAGATTGAGTTACATTATCAGGGACCCCACTAATGATGGTCCCATCAGGCATTTGCACATCTATAGGCATAACTAGCCTTAAGTTGGAAGTTGACTAAATGGTACTACTTTAGGTTGAGCAGGCTCAGATTTTCCGCCACCAAATAGGCCGCTAAAGAATCCTGGCTTCTCTTCTTGTTTAGGGTATTGTATCTTAGTCGGTGTAACTTCGGGAACTTTTACACCAGCAGTATGGAATATTTGCATTTGACGTTCAGCAATACGCTGCTCGTAATAATCGTACTCAGGTGTGCCAGGTTGAGATCCAGAAGCTGCTTGTTGTTTTGTCAACGCTTTAATTGTTGGATCGTTATTGACTAAAGTCTGCGCTCTGTTAATAGCACGATCTTCACCGCTTGGAGCATTAGCCAAAGCAGCCATCTTCATATCTCGTTGACTTTGTATCTGAAGTAGTGTTCCAGCCAAATGTAGTCTGCGAGCATCATCTTTAGCAGCACCTTCAGCATCTAACTTAGCCAATTGACGTTTTAATTCACGCTCTGCAGTTTGTTCTTTTTCGTAAGTATTTAAAGTATTTAAGCCAGCTTGCCCTACGTTTTGAATCAAATATTGACCTGGCTGTGCAGCTAGGTTAAGGCCAAAACGAGTTAATGCTCTTGCTCCACCCATGTCATTTTGTTCTTTAAGGCTTTTTTCAATTGCTGCACGTTCATCTTTGGTAGCATCTTTACCAGATTGTGCTTGCCCCAATAAAGCTAATGCTGCTTTATTTAAATCTACTTTGCCACTTTTATCGGCATATATAGCCAAAGCATCATCTACTGGGTTTTTTGACGCAGGAACTTCGCCCTCGTCAGCAAAAGACATGATTCCACCAGATGCAAACTTTTGTGGAATAACGTCGCCAGTTGGAGCATTTCCTAGGCCTGCACTAGCCATTTGTTGTGGTGGTAATCCCTGTTCAGATATTAACTTTGCAGCTTCTGGGTTGCTACGCAGGTGTCCGTGATCCATTTGTAAACTAGCGGCATATAACTTATCTAATGGCTCTGAGTAATTGCTTTTTTGTACTTGTTGTAATTGTTGGTCATTATAGCTTTTCATTGGAATAGCACCGCCTGGTGCGTATTTAGCAATATCTTTTGCTGAACCACCTTTTGCACCTTTAGCTGCGTTATACATTGCTGCTGCACCAAGGCCTGCAGTTCCAAGACCAGCCAATTGAGATATTTGATTTGGAGCTGCTTGATACATCTGGGTAGAAGCCTGCTGCATCGGAAGACCACGCAACATAGAGTTGAGCATACCCAACTGAAGGTATGGATACTGTTGGGCGGTAGCATAGTTTTGAACTGCTTGATTGATGACGTTTTGCTGCTGCGCTTGTTGCTGTGCGCCTTGTTGTGCTTGAGTTCCAAGAATGTTTTGTCTTGCCGCTAATTCAGCTGCGCCTTGATTGCTTAATTGTCCAGCGCCGCTAAGACCAGCTTGAATACCTTGAAGTCCCAAGTTAGCACCAAACTGTTGAGCTTGTTGAGCTTGTTGGAATGCATTGTTGTAGCCTGTACCAATTGCCTGGTTCATAGCAATATTTTTATTGCGTTGATTTTCAGCGGACATTAATGCTTCACGATTGCCACCAAAAGCGCCAGCACGAGTAGCTGCACCTTGTTGCTGAGTACCAGTAATATCATACTGACGGCCAATTTCTGCTAATTGTGGTTGTAATGCATTGTTCAAGTACGGATTCATATATGACTGCATTGCATATGGGTCGGTAGCTTGATTAGCATAATTTCTTCCAGCACCCATAGCACCCAGCGAGCCAGCAGCAGTCATTCCTTGAGCAACTCCCATTGATCCTGGAACTTGAAGATTTGCTGCAGCAGATTGTGCCTGTTGCTGTAATGGACTAAATCCAGCTACATAATCTGTTGGATTGTTGCTATAAGGTGTGTAAGGATTAAAGCCTGTCATGTCAGGCGTGTAAATCTGCGCCTGTGCAGCATTAAGCATATTCTCTACATATGGCTGTGCATATTCAGGAATATTGGTATTTTGTACTGTTGTTTGAGTGGGGGACGCTGCAGCTGGCGCAGGAGAACCACCGCCTCCGCTATCGTAAGGGGTACGCTTTAAATCCCATGTCCAACCAGAATGTTTGCTTTTTAAAATACTCATAATTTTGTCTCTACTATCTGATAACGATCATAAAATCCAGTCTGACTAAGAAGCCTTTTCATTGACGGCCTAACTGCTGCTTGCAACTTAGTAGCTCCCATTTGTTGAACAATATTCTTTAATTGCACCAAAGATTCCTTTGTAACAATCTCTTTGCCACCTGTAGAAGTAATAAATGCCACTCGGTCATTTGGGTAGTTTATAAACGATACTGTCATTGCACCCTGTACTAAACCTTGTTCATTTATTGCTACTACTAAAATCCACATACCTGTTGATAAGTACACTTTTACATGATCTAAAGTGTAATCACCACCATTACCTTGCTTTTGAGAAGCATCTATATATTTTTCAACTAAATGCCAGACTTGGGCAACATTGTTAGTTGGTATATGACGAATCTCTACGCTCATGCTGGTAGGTACTTGTATGCCTTTGTATCTGCTGCTATGTTCTTTGTCTTATTTCTTTTTGCCTTAATACGATCCATCATGGCATATAAACGCTTGGCTCCAGCATCTGTCGATCCATTGCCAAGTTCAGAAACAATACGGGCTGGTATTACAAATTCACCTTCAGCCAAACGTGCTGGCTGTTTACCACCAATTGTAGCAGGGATAGAATCGCTTACTCCATCACCAGGACCTCTTAATAAACGTCCGCCATCAGAATAGTCGCCTAAATGACCACCTGTTGCATAACCCATTAATCCGCCACCGGCTGCATTTTCAATTGGTCCGCCTAATGGAAATTGGATTGCTTCTTGGGCAGCTTTTTCTGCTGCAATCCTATCTTGTTCTGCTTGATACTCTGGAGTGCCATGCATTAATTTTGGATCAATTCTGTATCCTTGGCTTCCAACTGCTCCATTTTGTGCGGGCATTGGCAATCCTGATGGGGCTGGAGCAGTCTGAGGATTATAAGAAGCCTGTTGCATATTAAATGGATTAACTGTGTAATCAGGATAGGTTGGTTGATATATATGTGATTGAGGTGCAGAAGCTGATGCAGCCAAAGCTTTAGACAAATTATTTTGATCCAATCCAATTGCAGAGCCACCATTTGCATAACTCATTAATCCGCCAGATTTTGCTTCTTCTGTGGAGGCGTCTTTGGCAATAGATTCTTTTGCTTTTGCTTCTGCTGCAGCTTGAGCTGCTGGGGTCATATCTAATGCACCAAGCACGGCAGTCTTAGGAAGACCTTTAGCAGGCTTTACATGAGAAGCAGTAAGGTGTTTCTTAAGCAATGCTTGGGCACGGTTATAAGAATCTAAAGGAGCAAGATCTGTGTCTTCTCTCATATCTCCAAAGTCTGGAGTAGGAGTTTCCATTAAACGTCTTTTGGTAGCCGTATCAACTCCCTCTTGGATATCATTTAAGCCAGATACCATGCTTCCATAATTGCCAGCATATTGAGCAATGCCGCCTTGTGCAAACTGAGCAGGAGGCATTCCCATTTGATTATATGGTGCTGCTAATCCCATTGTTGGCATAGCCATCGTCTGTGGGGAATATTGTCCTTGACCATAAGTACTACCTCCGCCAGCGGGTGTGTAGCCATTGGCAGTAGATGGTTGATTTTGAGACTGTTGAACATATGGAGTATTGGCTAATCCACCAGCAGAACCATCAGTATTTTGGTCTCCAATCATAGGAGCAGAACCACCAATAGCCATTTTCATTACGCCACCAGAAGCAGCGCCAACAGGTGTATATGGGTTAGTTTGGTAATTAGGATAGGTAGGTTTGTATGCTGGATTAGGTTGAGCTGGTAAAGAAGCATTAAAGATTGGATTACCATTTGCATCCCTTGGAATTTCTTTTAAACCAAAAGGATTTTTTTGTGCTGTTGATCCAGGAGCTGCATTAGTTTTTTTGCCCAATAAATCACTACCCAACAATAATGGAGCTACTGCACCAACTGCTGCCATAGGATTTGCGGAAATTGCTGAACCCCATCCACTTAAACTGGTGGCTCCTTTAGCAAGATTTGCAGCGGGAGTTGAACCCATAGCGGCATTAGCAGCACCAGCTTGTCTTGCAACTTCTGCGGCATTACTATCTGTTAAACCACCAGCTATATTTGTTGCTTGGTCAGCTGTCAAATTGCTTGCATTATTAATAGCTGTTTGTGCATTACCAGCACCATAAGTGGTTGCTGTATCATACATTGCAGGGTTAGCAGCAGATGCAGCTTGGTTTTTAGCAAACTCTTCAGCAGCAGCATTTCCACCTTCAGATGCAATAGCCGTTTCTCCAGCAGCCTCAAGACCGCCCGCTAATGTACCGCCTGACCAAGTACCCAGACCAGCCATAAGACCTTGTGTAAGGCTTCCTGTCATGGCATAGTCAGCCGCACCTACACCAGCGGCAATTAGGGGTAAAAACTCAACTTGACCTGTAGCTACGGCTAAAGCGCCCACAGCCATAGGCAATACAGAACTTAAAAACCCTGCCTCTGGAAGTCCAGTTTTAGGATTAATTGTTAGTGATCCACCATGAGCTTGAGCCAAACCTTGTAATGCCTTTACTTCCCCAGAAGTCATATGAACCAGCATATCATCTGGTCCACGTCCTTGGTCTTTTAAATGTTTGGCAATGTGGTGTAGGCTCATATACTACCTTAGAGGTTGTTTGGGGTTGATTTTAACATTTAAACTGTTGTTCCGTCAGCTTTTTTCCATACCGTACCGTTCCACCAAATAGGTCTATCTAAAGTAGTGTCGTAGTAAAACTGCCCTACCGGTAATGGTGCTTGTACAGATTGTAGGGGTCTTTGTGCCGTAATCCCAGAAAGAGGGATAGCCGCCGCTTGGGTGAAGTTATCTATCTGGTTAAAGTATAAACGCAGCACGTTTGAGTACTGGTCAAAATATCCAGAGCTATACCCCTCGATTGGGGCATTAGGCAGGTTGGGCGCTTTTGGTGAGCGTAGTGGTGCGTTATAAGCCATTTACCTTCTGCCGTCAGGACGCAAATCTATTCTAGGATAGCCCATCTGCCAAGCTACACCTAGCCCATCAGACTCAATCCTATACGCCATTTGGCGGCCCCTAATCCGGGTGTATACCTGCCCATCAAATTGTTGGACAACATAGGAATGCTGACGA